ATGAAACTTAATACAAAAATCGCAAATATTCTCAGAAATTGGGCTGATAAACTATCTCCAAACCCTTGGATTATCCCCAATATGAGAATGGGAATATATTCCGAACACTCGACACGGATTGAAAAACTCTGTCAGGAACAAATTATTAGCTCTCGTATATATTATAACATTCCAGAAGACAATCGCTCACAATATATCAATCAGGCGATGTGTGATATGGCGCGTAAATATAGCGAAACGTTCCTAAGCAGAGGGTTGATCAAGTTTCAGACTGAAATGACAGAACAAGGTTTGCGTATCAATAGCTATATGGGAGTAGTAAATCTTCCTGATTGATTCAAAAACTTGACAATATAGTTGAATTCGTATATCTCACCGCAAAACAACATTACATGAATCACAAACATGTCGCAAGAAGCAATTTTGCTTACCGATGGTTACAAGTTAGACCATCGAAGACAGTACCCCAAAGGGACTGAAAGAGTGTATGCCAACTGGACACCTCGCAGCCACACCCATTATCCGGAGGCTAAAGATGGTGCTGTTGTCTTTGGCATCCAGTATTTTATCAAGGAGTACCTCATTAAACAAATAAATGAGGAATTCTTCGCAAAACCCAAAGACCAAGTAATTGATTTATGGACTCAACGCATCAACACATTCTTAGGTCCAGACAATCAGGTAGGCTCTGAGCATGTAGCAGCTCTCCACGACTTAGGTTATCTTCCGCTACGAATCAAAGCACTTCCAGAAGGTTCTCTTTGCCCAATTCGTGTTCCGGCTCTCACAATTGTCAACACTAAGGACGAATTTTTCTGGCTCACCAACTACTTTGAAACCCTCATCTCAACAACTTTGTGGCTCCCGATGACATCCGCCACCTCAGCTCGTTTATACAAGCAAGAGTTGGTTCGTCACGCAATTAAGACAGGCTTTGTTACTATGCCCGGTCTGGATTTCTTGTGCCACGATTTTTCAATGAGAGGCATGGCCGGTGTCGAAGCTGCTGTGATGTCGGGAATGGGTCACATGACTTCTTTTACCGGTAGTGAAACAATTCCAGCGATTGCTGCAATTGAGAAGTATTATAACGCTGATGCTTCAAAGGAACTGATTGCTGGAACAGTGCCAGCCACCGAGCATTCAGTTATGTGTGCCGGTGGAAAAGAAGATGAACTGGAAACATTCCGCAGACTCATCACCGAAGTCTATCCCAGCGGCTTTGTCTCGATTGTCAGCGATACTTGGGATTTCTGGAAAGTGATGACAGAATATCTTCCTCAATTAAAAGACATCATCGAAGCTCGTGATGGACGTGTAGTAATTCGTCCTGACAGTGGAGATCCGGTTGACATTATCTGTGGCTTAGACCCAGAGGATGTCAAAGAAATGACTTTTCAAGAAATTGCAGAAAACGAAGCTGTAATCAAAGGCGCATACGAAATCCTTTGGGAAATTTTCGGTGGAACAGTCAACACCACAGGCTATAAAGTGCTGAATCCCAAAATTGGATTGATTTATGGCGATTCCATCACGCTTGAACGTCAGAAAGAGATTTATCGCAGATTAGAAGCCAAGGGTTTCGCTGCTACCAATCTCGTGCTCGGTGTAGGGTCATTTACCTATCAGTTCAAATCTCGCGATTCTTTGGGCTTTGCAATGAAAGCTACTTGGTGTCAAGTCAATGGCGAAGGTCGTGAAATATTCAAGGACCCCAAAACCGACAATGGCGTTAAGAAGTCACTCAAAGGTTTAATCTGTATCAAGAAAGACCAGATGGGTAATTTCTATGCCATAGACCAAGTATCAGCAGAAGTTGAAGCAACCGGTGAACTACAAACAGTCTTTGAAGATGGCAAGCTGCTTAAAGACTGGAGTCTATCTGAAATCCGAGATAACGTAAACAATACAATCCGATAATATGCGAGTACAAGAAATCAATCTTATCAATCCTGATAAGGGTTCAATCAAATATCACATCGTCGAATTTCCTGATAGCGAAAAACATATCGTTATCGACAGTGAAATCGACCACAAAAAGCATACGCTAATCATTACACGCATCGCAAACGCTGATGATTTGTTCATTCTCATGCAGCTTGGTGACATTCTAAACCGACATGGAGTCACCTTTTCGCTCTACATCACATATCTGATGGGTATGCGAATGGATCGCGTCGTCGCATTCAATGAGGCGTTCAGTTTGAAGCTGGTAGCCGATGCCATTAACAGCATCAAGCCAATTCGAGTTACACTGGTGGAAGCTCATTCCCAAAAGGCAGTCTCACTTATCAACAACTGTGATTGCCAATATGCGAATGTCGCCTTTGTGGCAACTGCTGACTACTACTGTTTCCCAGATGCCGGTGCGATTGAACGTTATGCACATCAGTTCAGTCACTCCCCTGAGCGTCCTTCTGACAAGATAATCCTTTGCAGTAAGGAGCGTGACCCTGAAACCGGCAAACTCTCTGGATTCAAAATCCTCAACCCAGAAGTTTACAAAGGGGGCTCTATCTGCGTGGTCGATGATCTTTGTGATGGTGGTGGCACATTCGCTGGTGTTGCAGAGAAACTGCGTGAGATTGCACCAGACGCCTTCCTCAAAGTGTACGTTACCCACATGGTGAACCCCAAGGGCATTATTACTCTCGCAGAGCACTTCGATGAAGTGGAATTCTCTGATTCCTATGCAGACTGGAATCTCACAGATCTTCCAGACAATGTAAAATGTAGCAAAAACTGGAGCAAATGAAAACATATATTGGAACAAAGACGGTCAAAGCAGAACCAATGACCTACGGAGAAGCACATGAGCGTGGCCTTATTCGTGAAAACGCCTATGTTAAGGAATATAACGACAACAAAGGCTACCATGTAGTTTACCCAGACAATTACGAGTCGTGGACGCCAGCTGAGGTTTTTGAGGACGCTTACAAGGTATCTGAAACCCCTCTCGATCGGCTCAACATTGAAATTGCCGATCTTAAACAAAGGGCAGATAAACTCGGGTACTTTATCTTCAATAAAAACGATGGCGAAGACTTTAAGGCTCTGCCACTCGGTACACGCGCTTTCCTTATCGCACAGTTCAATACTATGTGCGCATACCTCAACCTTGCGGCTCTTAGACAGTCATGTATGGAGGGAAATGAGGCGTGTCATCCCTCCGGCCTCTCATTCGAGCAAATTCTACCCATGCTCCGTGAAGATTTTGTAATCCGGCGCAATGGTTGGAATAACAAAGGACTTATGGTGTTCAAGCAGGTCCCGGCCCACATCCCGTCTGAGGTTATTCCAAGGATGCAGTCACTCCCTGAAGAGGCCAAGCGTCTTGTTCTTGCAAGCGTGGATCACATTGACTACTTTGCTCAGTGCTTAATCTTCAACTCTGAAAGTGGACAGGCCGACTCGTGGACTCCTTCGATTGCCGACGTGTTCGCTCATGATTGGGAACTTGTAACGAAATGAAGAAGTTTTTCAAACGTTGCTGGCAGTGGTTAAATACCAGTAATCGAGGCAAGCACCTTGGCTGTGGAGCACTTGTAGGATTTGGAGCCGATGATGTATATTGCGCTACTTACACTGGCGTTATTGTCTCATCAGCTCTCGAATTCAAAGACCACGCTTGGGGTGGCAAAGCCGATATTATTGATTGGGCACTCACAGTCGCTGGCGTAATGATTGGCTTTGGCATTCGCGTATTGGCAATAGGCTAATTTTCTTACTACCATATCTAAAGGCTACATGGGAGAAATCTCGTGTAGCCTTTTGTTTTACGAACACCACCTTCTCATAACCTCTATTCTTGATAAAACACTAAGCAATGCAGGAATATCAGGTTCAATATCACATAGAGGTTTTTTCTTCTCCTGCAATTGAGGCGATTAACAAATTTAAGACTGCTTTAACGAGTTTGTCTGGTGCTGGAAAACATTTGACAGAATTGCAGCGTCAAGTCAAAAGCGTTAATGACACACTTGCAGGTCTTCGTAAGCAACAATTGCAACTTAATACAGCTCACGCTAAAGAGCAATTAAATGAATTGCTTGTTATGGCGCGTGAGCTAAAGGCTACTTTGGCTGGTACTACAATGGGGCCAGTACGAGGTGGTCGTGGCAGTCGTACTACAACATCTGGACAACAGACTATGGCTCCAATGGCTGCTGGCTATGTAGGCAAAACTGGACATTCCCCACTCACGCCTCATGGGATGCGCAAAATGTCTATGGCTGCACTCGATGAGCGTTATCCATACGGATGGAGTCCACGAGCTAAACAGGCATGGGCATCACACCATTATCCTAATAGCACGCCATCGGCCAGAGAATTGAAAAGGATAGATGCTCAGGCCCGACTTGAAAACCAAGAACGTTATCGACAACAAAAACTTGAACGTGCCGCATACAATGAACGTCTTAGAGCATATCGTGCAGAAGATATTCAACGTAGGTGGGATGCAAGACGTGCCGCCAGAACCCCTGAAGCTCTTGCTGAGAAAGCTGCTCGTCAAGCACGACGTTTAGAATATTTACGAAGCAATCGAGATGCTATATTAGCACGTCATGGAATCACTCCAGAAATGCGAAATGCTCCAATTGCATTGACTCCTGATGGTAAATACATTCCGTCAACCCAATCAGCTGCTCGATGGAGACCGTCTGGTGCTCGAAATGCTTATGGCTCACGCACATCCTATACTCCACGTCAATTCTGGAGTGCAAAGCCAAATAACCTAACATATAAATTGTTAGGCCCAACACCTCTGCCTAATAATGGCGGAATGGCGATAGATATGCTCAAAGGTATGGGAATTGCCTATGGAATTGCTGGCATTGGTTCGATGTTTTCAAATATTGTCACTCAGTCTGCTGAATATGATAATACCATGAAAACAGTCGAGAACATCCTAAAATCTCATGATCAACAGGGCAATTTCAGTGGTCGATTCGCTGGGATGACAAACACAATCCGCAATGTGGGCATGGAAACCAAGTACACTATTACGGAAGTGGCTGACGCGGCAAAATTCCTTGCAATGGCCGGTCTAAAAGTAGATGCTATTAATCAAGCTATTAGGCCGATTGCGGATATAGCATTGGTGGGTGACACCGATTTAGGGGAAACAGCAGACTTGGTAACAAACATTATGACAGCGTACAACATCCATCCGTCCCAGATGAGGCGTACCGCTGACATAATGACCAATACATTCACAATGTCCAATACCACATTGACTGAAATTGCTGAAGCCTATAAATATTCCGCAGCACTTTTGTCTGCTGGAGGCGTTGATTTTAAAGAATCAGCGGCAGCAATTGGTGTTCTGGGAGACGCTGGTATTAAAGGCTCTCAGGCAGGTACTACTATGCGTACTTTGTTGGCAAATATATTGAATCCAACCAAAAAGCAAAGAGCGGCTTGGGATGAAGTTGGTATCAAAACTGAAGGCAAATCATTGGTTCAAATATTTCAACAGCTACACGATAATAATGTGTCTGTGGATCAATTCTACCGATTGTTCCATAAGACTGCTGCGCAAGGAGCTGTGGCACTTGCAGACCATGTAACCAAATGGAACGAAGTTATTATTGAAAACTTCTTATCTGATGGCATGTCGTCTAAACTTGCTGATGAAAAGAAAAACACTTTACAAGGTCTATGGGCACAATTGACTTCAGTGTTTACTGACGATGGCGTTAAAGCCTTTAGTGGCATACAAGGAACTATTCGTGAGTTTTTAAAATCAACCATCAATTTTTTAAAGACACAACGCGCACAAGAAATGTTCCAAGGAATGTTCAAAACATTTATGGAATTTGGTAAAATTATAGTAGACGTGTCTAAAAAATTCTATGGTATGTGGGAGTTCTTTAAGCCATTAATTATGGCTTGGGCTAAATTCTCATTGATGATATGGCCGGTGGTAAAGGGGCTTGCTGCGTTTAAGACTATCATATTAAGCTTACAAGCAATTAAAGGTGTCGCAGCGGGTGTCACATCTTTATCGGCTGCCATGTGGAAACTTAATGGAGCTATGACCGGTGGCGCAGTTGTTGGCCCTGTTGCAAATGGAGGCAAGACTTTATATGGAGGTCCTCTTGGCTTTCTCGGTGGTGTCACACATGCCCAAAAAGTCAAGGCTATGCGAGGATTGGAATTGCGCAGACCACATCTGATGTATGCCGATATGGGATCTCCTTTAGAAGCTGAGGCTAACGCATGGAATGCAGCAGCAGTTGCCCAATACAAGAAACATCGTAAAATATACAACCGTAGATTAGCCCGTGCGCAGGCATGGAATGCAACCAAATCTGTTGGAGGGAGTCTTATTGGCGGTCTTGGCATTAGTGCTGGAATTGCTCAAATTACTCGTGAAGATGCAACTACCGAAGATCAAATATCTGGTGGACTATATGGGGCCGCTGGTGTTGCGGCAATGGTTGGTGGGCCTTGGGGATGGGGCGCAGCAGCGGTCTTGGGTATAGCAGGTGGTATCGTGCAATATTTAGGACATCTGGAAAGAGTTAAACAAGTTGTAGATGGATTCAAAAATTTCGCAGAAAGTAACAAAATAGCTAACGGTGTCATCACGAATTCCTCAGACGCCACCATGCGTTATCTAAATCTTATTTACAATAAACAAGGGGATATTAATGGTCTCATCCAAGAACGTCTTGATATGACCAGAGAGCTTCTTGGTTTAAAGGCTCAAGAATCTATTAATAGCGCAAGTGGCGCATTTAAAGAGAAGCGTGAAAATATTCTTGATATGGGAGGACAAGATAAGCACAACAGTCTTATCTCAATGTTCTCTCAATGGCAGTCAGGTAACCAGCTTAGACTTGAACACCTCACTCATGGTAACTATCAATATCGCGTAGGATCTGGTGATGGTGCGGTCACATATAATTATCGGAACCCACTTGGTAATCTCAACAAAGCGTTTGCCAATGACGCTGCTGCTACATTTGAATTAATGAATGGCGGCTTCTATACTCAAAGAGTGTCTGATGTAACAGCCGCTATTAAACGTAGATTACTGCTTGGTCAAACGAAGTCTGAGTGGAATTCGTATTGGGATTTCTACCGTTCTGAAAACGATCCAACTAAGCTCAAAGGGCTTATTCGTCCAGATCAATTTAATGAAAATCAATATGAATTAGATAACTGGTCGTATGACCGTATGCTTCATTCATTCGTTGCTCGAAATGAGGTTTGGGAACAGCTTGAAAAAGCCGTGGAACCAATGAGAGTAGCAATTGATAATTATCTCAATGCGAAAGAAAGTGGCAATCTTACAGAAAGTCACATAGTAGATTTATTGCAAAATGGGCTAATTGGAGATTACAGTTCATATTTGACTAACTACTCACCAGAGAATATCGGTAATTGGTATAAAACATTTGGATTCTGGGATGGCTCGTTCCATGAATATATGGGTGGCGATGCTCAAACCAATGCCCAAACAGCATTGAAGACTATGCAAGATCTTCAGGAAGCACTTCGCTTGCTGAAACTTGACAGTAGCCCGGCAGCAGAATCTTTAATGACATTTACCAATGCCTTGATTGGACAAGCTCAGGCGTTCTTAGGAACTGGCGAAGACATAGTTGGGGAATTTGATAACCAGATTAAACAATTTGGCAATCTTACTCTTCAGTGGGACGCTTCTAAGGGTGTTTGGAATCAAATAGTGAATGATAATGTACTGTATGTCTCGACATTGTCCAGCAATTTTGGTTCCTTAAATAACTCTATTTGGAATTTAGGCTCAACTATAGGAGGTTACAATTGGAGCGGTATGTGGAATAGTATGCTGCCTCATTTTAATACGACCTCTTTTAGTGGGTTTTCTTTCGTGCCCGGGTTGAATTATAATGGAAGTACATTAAACACCGTTGGCACATTTGGCAATTACAATTTGGGTTCGTTCAATTCAAATTGGCAAGTTCCTTCCGTCCGCTTTAATACTGGATTAAATACTGGTTTCAATGTATTGAATACAAATAGGAACTTTGGGCGGAGTCAAAATAGAGCTATTTCGCCATTGTCATATACTCCAAGTCAGGTTGGTGCTTTGGCGGGTTACAAATCTCTTAATCCTATAACCAATACTGAGAGTGACGTTCATGGGTTAAATGGAGGAAAGCATGATTACAACAATGATTACAAATCAAATTATAAAAGTAATTCAGCTGCTCCTAAACAAGTAATCGTGAATATTGAAAACCTAATGAATGTTGATAAGGTTGATTTATCGAATGCAGATAATCAAACTGTAGTAACACAGCTAAAAGAACAAATGGCACAAGCATTAATTGATGTCGTGCATGATTTTGATGAAACTTGGCATGGTTAAAAACTAATCAATAAGCAATATAAAAGGCAGTTCGATGAATTTGAGCTGCCTTTTATCTTACATATGAGCAAACGGCTATTCTTCATAAACGAAGATAATGGCAAATGGATTAAAAGCACCAAAACAACTGACGATTCAATTTAAGCCATCTCCGAAACAATATGAATTGTGGAAACTGCTCCAGCCGGACTTTTGTCCTCATTGTGGTGGGCATATAATTCAAGTTCAAATCGGATATGACTATAAGGGCAATCCTCAGTATAAACCACAATGTAATAAATGTGGTTCTCAAAATCTCCCGCAGCTAATTTTGGGAGGTGGAGCTGCTGGTGGTGGCAAATCATACATTGGCAGTTGTTGGATTATAAGTAGTTGTATGCGGTTCCCCGATTTGAGAGCCGTAATCGCTCGTAAGACTATCAAGTCTTTGAAGGAGTCAACTTTCAATACCATTAAGACTGTGATGAAGCAGTGGGGATTGAAAGAAGGTGAAAACTATAAGATCAATAACCTTGAAGGTATCGTGACATTCTGGAATGGCTCGACAATTCTATTGAAAGAACTTGAAGATTTGCCTTCAGATAGCAATTTTGAGCGACTGGGTTCATCAGAGTGGACCATCGGTTTTGTGGATGAGGTTTCTGAAATTTCTGAACGAGCAATTGAAGTATTGTTTTCACGTCTTCGCTGGAAGACTCACGAAACATTCAAGGTTCCTCGGCTCTTGATGACAACCAACCCTTGTATAACTTGGGTTCGTTCAAGATTTGTTCAAGATGATGAAGGTAATGCAATCGTATGTAAAGAGGGCGAGGCGTATGTTCCATTTTCAGTATTTGATAATCCGGACATTGCTTTCCGACAAATATATGAAGCATCGCTCAATAAAATTACAGACCCTGCCGTAAAGGCTCGTCTATTATATGGCAACTGGGATTATGTTGATTCAAATGATGCAGCTGCTTACTACAACTTTAACGGTGAAAAGCATCTGGTTGACGGACTCCGTGAAAAAGTTTATGACCCACTGAAGCCGCTGATTATTAGCTGGGACTTCAACGTTGCGCCTTTCATGTCATCATTGGCTATTCAGGTTGATTATGACAACAAGAAATTGTATGTGCTGGAGGAAATCTTAGGGAAGCCTGAAGATAAGGAGAATAACACTCCGAAACTTGCAGATAAGTTGAGTCAAAAGTATCTAACCGAAAGACACATGGGTGGTCTATTAGTAACTGGAGACCCTGCTGGTCTTGCGCGTTCCACTCAGACTGAGGAAGGGGTTAACAACTATACAATTATCTTATCTCATTTGAATCCGGCATTAAGAGCACAAAAAAAATTACTGTCAAAACAACCGTCTCAGGTGGCGCGACTGGATTTTATCAACAAGCTCTTGACAGGCTATGAAGGATGGGAAATACAAATTGATATGAGATGTAGACGCTTGACTGAAGACTTAATCTATCAGAAGAAAAATGAAGATGGTACTAAAAATAAGTCAAAAGTAACTGATCCAAAACTGGGCATCAAATATGAAAAGTACGGACACCTTTCAGATGCTCTGGATTATGCGATTTGTTTGTTGCTCTCTCAGGCATGGAATAAATTCCAGCGTCATGGAACTTATGGTATATCTACTGTTCACACACCGATATATGGCGATTTTGGGTATTAATAATGTATAAACGATTTCTAAATAACGCAGACTATTTGGGCATTGTCACTGAAGAAGCACTCGGCCAGCTAATTCGTGACAAGGAGATACGTCTGGCACAGGCGGAAGAAGCCGCTGAAGAATCCATATTGGAATATTTGACCGAGAATTATATGGTCGAAGAAGCCTTGGAGGTGGGCAAGAATCTTGCTGAATACAATCGACAGATTACTTATCCTGTCGGAGCCCATTTCTATCACGATGGTAAAATTTACAAGACTATTCGGACTATCAATGGTTACAAAGCTCCAGCCAATTTGGAATACTGGATGGAATTCAACGGACTCATTCAAGATGAAGAAGCCGTACCATTTTATACTCAGCGCGGTAGTTATATGCCGGGGGACATTGTACGATTTGCCAATACATTTTTCCAGTGCATAGAATATAACGGCATTGACTATGATAATGTTAGAGCACCGGGTGTTAACGGTTGGGAAAAAGTTGACGCAGCTCCTTGGATTGTGAATATGACATATATGCCGTGGGAAGTGGTAAGCTACAATGGTCTGTTTTACGCCCTTATAAGCCAAGAGAATACAGACTGGAATACAAACCCTCACGACAACGACAATTGGGGCTTAATCGGCTCGTATGACCCCTCTATTAACACCTATGAGTTGTCCTCTACCGAGTATGTGGAATATAATGGCGAAGTCTTCTATCCGGTCATTAATCCTAATGCAGATGAATTGAAAGAAAATTTCAATATCATCTTGCATGATCCTCGTAATGGTAATTTGAAGAAACACATACTTAGGATAGCAGTGTACGAACTACATAAACTGATTTCACCTAATAATGTGAGCCAAGCTCGTATCACTGACTATGAAACTTCGATTCTTTGGCTGAGGGATGCTTCTCGCCTTAAAATCAATCCTCAGATTCCACGAAAATTAGGACCAGACAAGAAGCCTGTTTCAGATATAGTAGTTTCTACATTCATGCGGAGTTATGACCCCAATCAGAATCCTTGGCAAATATAA